AACATTATGTTTATCTCTCCTTATAGTTTATTATTTTCCGTAGATATCTCTACTTTTTCCCCTACTGATTGCAGCCGCATAACGAGCCATGCTATCAGACATGTCCGCTACTGTGTTACCATCATTGGAATTTTTTACTGTATCAACATTCTCAGTTGATTCTGGTGCTTTTGCTTGTCCAAAATAACTTTCTTTAATTGTAGAAAGTTTTTTAGAGTATGCGTCAGCACTTTCGAATGCTACATCTTCTACTAAAGATTTCATCTTTTCTTTTTCTGTGTCAGCCATTCCTGATACAGCACTTTCAAAGATTTCGTCTTTTGTGT